GATTACGTTGCAACGGGGTTTTAAATGGCACAGCACGACTATACTATTGCGAACCAGACGTTTCCAAACACGCGCACTGATATAAACAATGCGCTGTCAGCAATCGTCAGTCAAAACAGTGGCGCATCTGCGCCATCGACCACATACGCATATCAACTATGGTATGACACAACAAATAACAAGCTGAAGCAACGAAATGCGGATGATGACGCTTGGATTGATCTTTTTGATGTTGATCAAGTCGCAGATACGGCCACGCCATCATCAGGGGGTGCCGGTGGCGGCGGTAAAGTGTTGCAAGTTGTGCAAGCGGTTGACACTGCGGTGTCAAGTGTTAGTTGCGCGAGAGGTGCTTTGGTTGACCTTGGTTTATCGGCAACTATTACCCCCGCATCAGCAACCAATAAAATATTGGTTATGGCATCGGCATCTGTGTCCACAAATGCTGTAGATCAATCCTGTGTCATCACCTTGTATCAGGGTGGGTCTGTATCATCGTTTATTGGCGATGCGGCGAGTAATAGACAAAGAAACACTGCAATGAACGTGCCAGCTTTTTCGCGTGCTTTTGCGACAACATCATTTAGTTATCTTGCTAGTGTTAGTAATACAAGTCCGGTCACATTTGCGCTTTATGGAAGCCATCCGGCATCTGTAACACGCACGTTATATGTGAATCAATCAAGCAGTGATACCGATGTAGATTATGAGCACAGGGGCGCAAGTAGCATTATTTTGATGGAGATACAACAATGATGCAACACGATGCCATATTTGCAATTTATGAAAATGTTGTATCAATCAGAGGCGAAGGCAATGATGCGATTGCTAAAGATGCTGATGGCAACATTATATCTTGGGACGCATCTGCTGTAGCAATCAAGCAAGCTGAGTTGCTGGCGGCTTACAAACTGGATGAATTACGCACAGAGCGTAATCGCTTGCTTGCCGAAACAGATTATCTTGCTTTATCAGATCAAACGCTAACAAGCGATATGTCTGTTTATCGTCAATCATTGCGTGATATTACTAATAATTATTCATCATTAGATGATGTTGTTTGGCCGGTTAAACCATAGGTGATTTATGGACAACGATACCCAAATTGACGTTGCGACAATAGTCACCGGCATAACCGCGCCAGTATGGGTCGAAGCACTTGAACACTGGTTTGGTATGGCCGCCGCGTTTGGTGCTATGGTGCTGGTATTCTGGCGGCTTTATCGTATGAGCAAAGTAAAATGATCGGCGTACCTTATATAGATATGATCCAGACTGTTTTGCTGATGATTATCATTTATCAGCTTAAAGACTGATGATCGAATTTTTGCTGGTCGTCTATATGGGGGCTGGCATAATCAGCCAGACGCAAACATTTGCGGATGTTGATCGCTGTTTATACATTGCCAATCGTTTAAATAACCAGCCAGCCATATCGTCTGTTGACGGCAAACGTGTTAAAATGAAAGCGATTTGCAAGCCGGTCAGCAGGTGATGATATGGATCCCCTAACATTATTGGGCATAGCAACCACCAGCTATTCGGTGCTGAAAAAAGGCATTGCCGCCGGTAAAGAAATTGAAAGTATGGCTGGCGATCTTGGTCGCTGGATGGGTGCTATACAAAACATCAAAACACATCACGCCACAGCTAAATCACGCCGCTTCGGATCGGTTGAAGAAGAAGCACTTGAAAGTTTTGCCGCACTTAAAAAAGCTGAACAGATGGAAAATGAATTGCGTAATTTCGTGATCGGGCATTACGGGATGAACGCTTGGCAACAGATCATCCGGTTGCAAGGTGAAATCAGAAAACGCCGCAAAGAAGAAGAAGTTGCGCGGCAACAGTTTATAGATGATTTAATTATTTGGGGGTTGATTGCTGGCTGTATTGCACTGACACTAGGCGGTATCTTATGGGTAATTATGGCGATGTAATTGTCTGTCACTTTAGGCTTGATTGGTGAGCATATTGCCGCCGCTACCATATTGTCACTTGGGTGGCGAGTGTCTATGTGTCAGCAAAATTCGATAGATCTTTTGGCGTTTGATAATGACACCTTTTTACGCATTCAATGCAAGGCTTCGAACCCATATTTATCTAAAGGTCGTAGACAGCCGTCTTGCCATTTTCAGCTTGGTCTGGGCGGTCAGAAACGCCGCGCAACGCTTGAGGATTACGATATTGTCGCTCTGGTTAAGCCCGACACAAGATGCTGTCTGTTTATGCCCGTCACATCGGTGTTACAATACAAAACCAAACGGGTGTCACCGACACGGTTTACGGCTGAAAACGAAGCTGATAGCTGGCATAAATCGGTTGATGTCATTATGGAAATGAGGCGGTTGAATGGACTGGTCAAAATATCCTAATTTTAACGAACAGGAATTTGCTTGCAGTGAAACCGGCGAATGCAATATGTCGGCGGCATTTATGGCTAAACTGCAAGAACTGCGTGATGTGTATGGCCAGCCGATGACCATCACCAGCGGCTATAGAAGCCCAAAGCACAGCATCGAAGCCAGCAAGCCTACTGGCAAACTGTCAGTCCATACGCGCGGCTGTGCGGTCGATATAGCGTGCAACGGGCAACAGGCGCACGAACTGATGCGGCTGGCTTTCCAGATGGGATTTACCGGCATTGGCGTAGCGCAAAAAGGCAGTGCGCGGTTTGTGCATTTAGACACGTTTGGCGGCGCACCGCGCCCGAATGTTTGGAGTTATTGAGATGATACAAGCATTATTGCCAATGTTACAGCCAGCGATCAGCAAAGCTTTGGATATGATACCAGACCCTGCCGCTAAAGAAAAAGCGCGGCAACAGATGGAAAATGAAATACAAAAAGCAGAAAGCAGTTTTCGTGATTTTGTAGTTGCATATGAAGGGCGCGGCGATCAGGTTCATTGGTCAATACAAATTTTGCGCGGGTCTGTAAGACCGGTTATCACTTATGTTCTAGCTGGTGCGTTTATTTATGGGTTTTTGTCCAGAAATGTTGACAATGATGCAATGGAAATGCTTTGGCAGTTAAATCTGTTGTCATTGGGTTTTTGGTATGGCGAACGCGCTTTGAAAAATCTTGGCTTAGATATGAGCAAGAAAAAGAGCAGTTAAGACTGCTCTCTTTTTATACGTTCGATTAGCAACGCTTTTGGCGTGGTTGCTGTATTGCGCCGACCTAGCCGGTCAAGTGGCGGGGTTGCTTTTGGGATTTCCAAAGCGGCTTTGATTTCTTCTTTGGTCGGTACTTTCAAGATAGACGCCATACCCGCACCCCGTCGTCACCTTTACGCATTGACGTTTTAATGCCGCGATAACGCAAAGCGTCACGCAGTCTGTTTGCATCAAGCGGGTCTTTGAATAGCACACTGTCACCAGCTTGCATCGTGTCAACAAAAGCCACAGCTTTTGATCTGATCGCGTGCCGTTTAGGTGGCACTGGTATGTTTTTGTCGATTTGCATTTATAATCCCTAACCTGTCATTGAAGCATTCAACGTGCAAAACCTGTTTGCTACCGTCACACACATAATCGTGGCCATTTAGATCCACGTTTTTTTCACACCAGATGCAACGCTCTAAGCGCGGCATCCGGCGCGTTGATTTTGATTTAAAACGGGATCGCATCATCAACAGCTTGTGCCAATGTTACCGGCTGACCCTGTGGCTGGCTTTGCGCTGGCTGTGGGTCGCTGATAGATGCTGACATATATTTGTTGCCAGATTTGCTTTCGCGTATCCACAATGCTATGCGCTTTTCAACGCCATCGACATTGATCTTGCCGGTATAATCTGGCTGGTTGTCGGCGGTCTTATCATTTTTAAAGATCGCGCCCCGATTTGTATCGTCATAATCACTCATTGCAATTCCTCTTTTCTTTTACGCATTTGATCAATTTCATCTGGCGTCAGATCACGCTGGCCAGACAAACGTGTGTAAAGTGCGTTGACATCACGCACGCTATTGCATTTCTGCAATTCTTCATCGATGTTTGGAGAGGCGGCACCGCCAGCCGAAGTGGGTGCGACTGACGGTGCCTTATCGGTTGGCCGCGAACGGGAGGAATAACGCGCCATACCACTTGCCAAATTACCATCATCATCGTCTGCATTCAACCCGAACATCGTCATTAAACTTGCGCGGCGCAGATATGTCACGCAACTAATGTACGATTGCGGTGTGTTCTTTTCTGGCCGGATCGGGATTGCACTGGTGAACTTTTCGCCGGTCTCAATATGCGACACCGTAGTAACCAAGCAATCGTCACTAAAATATTGCTTAAATGCCAGCCCATAATCAGCGATGCTATTAAGCGCAGATAGCACATCACCCAAAGTGCTATATTGGCTTTTGAACATCGGGTTTTTGCCAGATTTGCCAACGGTTGCCGCACTGCGGAAATCGCTTAATGCTTTGTCGAGTTTTACAGCTTCCATAGTTTTTTCGCCTTTTCTAAATATTCATCTTCTATTTTCCACTGGTACATATGCGACCAGTCTGGATCGGTGAAGCTGGCCAGCACTTTTGGATCAGTGCTTACCCGCAACAGGTTTTGCCGGATCAGTGCCTTTTGCCGCATATCTTCCACAGCGTCAGCCAGTGCGTCAGCTTTTAATTCGTCACAATTAAATGGCGTGAACATTACAGCATCGTGATCAGCTATGTAGCAGATCGATGGCGTCACGTTCAGCGCGTAATTATAAATAGCGGCTTGTGCAACGTGCGCTTTTTCCGGTGCTTTTGGCAGGGTCGCTTTGGCCCATCCCTGCGTGCCATCTTTTAACAGCTTGGTTTTGCGCGGTG